AACAAGACCCAGGCAGGCTGGATGAAGCAGTACTTTGCCTTTGTGAATTTCCTAAAGCAAGGGAAGGACGGCTGGCTGGAAATCCGTTTCCCCCAACTGGACCTGCAGCTGCGGGTGAAGTATGCCGACTGCACGAAGTTTACCCCGCTGACCTATCTGTGGAGGGAAGGCGTGCATGCTGGAAAGTTCCGGGTAAAGTTCCGGGAACCGAAACCGATTATATAACCATTCAAACGCTATTAGAATATGCTTCTAACGATATATGACAAAGCCGGGACCAAGCGTGCGGACGTGGCCGTGAACGACAGCTCGACGCAAAGCAAGGAGGTGCAGGGAGACAATGTGCTTTCCCTGTCGTTCAGCTACTATGACTTCCTGCCCCTGGACGTGAACGACTACACGGACTATCTGGGCGAACGGTACTGGCTGACGGAGCGCTACACCCCGAAGCAGGTGAACGAGGGCGAATGGGACTATGACCTGAAGCTGTACGGCGTGGAGAGCCTGATCAAGCGGTTCCTGGTGCTGGAGACGACGGACGGGGACACGAACCCGCTGTTTACCCTGACAGCCACGCCCCGCGAGCATGTGGCGATGGTGGTGAAAGCCATCAATGACGGCATGGGCCACACGACCGACTGGAAGGTGGGTACGGTGGAAGGTACGGAGCTGATCACGATAGACTACGAGGGGATGTACTGTGACGAGGCGCTGAAAGCCATTGCCGAAAAAGCCGGCGGCAAGGTGGAATGGTGGATTGAGGGGCAGACGGTGAACGTGTGCCGCTGCGAGCACGGGGAAGAAATCACCCTTGGCTACGGCAAGGGGCTGACCTCGCTGGAAAGAGACACCGGCAACACGGCCAAGTTCTACACCCGCCTGTTCCCGGTAGGTTCGACCCGCAACATCGATGCGGAGAAATACGGCAGCCCGAGGCTGATGCTCCCCGGCGGCAAGAAGTACATCGAGCAGGGCGTGGAGGAATACGGCATCTATGACCATTACGAGCAGGAAGCCTTCAGCGGTATCTACCCCCACCGGGTGGGTACGGTCAGTGCGGTACGCAGCGAGGAGGTGACGGACGATGAAGGGAACAAATTCACCATCTATTACTTCCGGGACGGGGGACTGAACTTTGACCCCAACCTGTACGAGCTGGCCGGTGAGACCAAACGCGTGTCGTTCCAGACGGGCGACCTGGCCGGACTGGGAGAAAGCGACGACCACTACTTTGAGGTGAACTACGACAGTGCGGCGAGGGAATTTGAACTGATTACCATCTGGCCTTACGATGACGGCACCCAGCTGCCGGGCGGCAAGCTGGTGCCCCGAGCAGGCGACACCTATATCCTGTGGAACATCCGGATGCCGGATGAGTATTACCGGCTGGCCGAAGAGGAATTTGCGGCAGCGGTTGAGGAGTACAACCGGGACCACTGGCTGGACATTGCCGCCTACAAAGCCCCGACAGACCCGGTGTACATCGAGGAGCACGGCATCGACCTGTTTGTGGGCAGACGGGTGAAGCTGGAGAGCCGGAAGTATTTCCCGGAAAAAGGCTACCGGCAGAGCCGTATCACCAAAATCAGCCGCAAGGTGAACGAACCCGGGCAGATGGACATCGAGATAAGCGATGCGCTGCAGGTGGGCAAGTTCGACAAGGTGACGGACAGCATCGGTGCGCTGAAAAGCTATACGAAATCAAAGACGGAAGGCGCTGCCCTTCCGGACATCATACGAAGCTGGGACAAGACGCTGCCCACGGACAACAACCTGTTTTCCGCCCGGCGCAGCCAGAAAGAGTTTCTGAACAAGAGCAAGCCGGACACAGCCAAAGAGCCCATCCGCTTCCTGAAGGGTGTGAACTTCGGCGAGGCTGCCGGCGGCAAGCCCTGCGGCAGCGTGGACGGTGAGGGCAATGCCGAGTATCTGACTGCCGTGATCCGCGAACTGCTGCGCAGCACGGAGTTTGTGGACGGGCTGACCGGTGAGGGCTGGCAGCTGTGGATTGACCAGCTGACGGGACTGACGAACCTGACGGTGGACAAAGTGACTGCCCGGCAAAGTCTGGTGGCGCTGGAACTGCTGATTGAGCAGGTGCGCAGCGTGTGCGGCCAGCTGGTGGTGTCGGCAGCCAACGGCAAGATCAAGGACGTGGTGAAGCAGGGTGACAACTACCGCATCGTGTTTGAGCAGGAATCGGGCTTTGTGGCCCATGATCTGATGCGCTGTGCGGTTACAGGCGGAACAAAACTCAAATCCTACTGGGTGGAGGTGTCTTCTGTAATAGCCGATGGTGTGCTGGTTCCGGTAAGCGAGTTTGGCGGGGTGAAGCCGGAGGCTGGCGATGAGTGCGTGCTGATGGGTAACACGGAAAACCCGCTCCGGCAGAACCTTATCTCCATCGCAGCCACCGAGGACGGGCAGCCCCGTATCGATATTCTGGACGGTGTGAAGGCCAAGAACTTCAACGGCTGCCTGCGCTGTCGGTTGGGTAAGCTGGACGGCATCAAGAGCAGCGCTTTCCCGGCAGACAACCAACCGAAGGGGAACGGCCTGTATGCCGACAACGTGTGGCTGAAGGGTACGTTTGTGCTGATGACCGGCGAGGACATTCTGACACGGTTTGAGATAACTGAGGGCAAAATCCATTCGGCCGTGGAAGGCTTACGCAAGGAAATACGTGAAGACCAGAGCTATCTGGACAACAGCAGTTTTGCCGCCGGCATGGACAAATGGAAGACGGGCAGCAAGGCTACGCTGTTCACCCTGGGCGGACGCTGGATCTGGGCGAACGGCGGTCCTTACGGCACGAAGCCGGACGGCCATGCCGAGATACGGACTGACGGCAAGGTGCCGTATGCCTATATCCGGAACAATTACATCATGCAAAGACTGAAAGACTTCCGCCTGGTACCGGAGTACCGGCAGACGAACAGCCAGGGTGAACGGGTGCCCGGCGTGGTGTATCTGTCGTTCAGTTACCGAGTCGTCAAGGCCGGAAGGCTGAAAATCGAATTTGTGGGTGCTGACAAGACCGGGTTTGAGAACTTCAACATGTTCGGCCATGAAGAGGATCTGCCCGTTGGCGGCGAGAAGATGTTCACGCTGGACGGGCTATGGAACGGAACGGGCGACTTCAAGCTGTCGTTTACGGGCGTGATTTACATTTCGCTGCTGGTGTTCAGCACCAACAAGGCGGATGCACTGGCCTATAAGTACCGGACGCTGTTTGAACAAAGCGACCGGCTGGTGAAGATTTCAGCGGCGGTTTTTGACAAGGACGGTGAAGCACTGAAAGAAACCGGGCTGGTGATCAAGCCGGAAGGTGCGGGGCTGTATGCCCAGGATGCCAGCGGCAAGGTGGCCCTTATCGGAGTCAGTGTGGAAGATACGGACGAATACGGCAAGCCCGTGAGCAAAATCAAGCTGACAGCCGACCATATACAGCTGGAGGGACTGGTGACAGCCAACGGCAATTTCAAGATACTGGAAGACGGGAGCATGGAATGCCGGAATGCATCTGTATATGGAAAAATATTTGTTGAGGACGGAGGAAAGGTAGGAACATTTACAGTTGAAAGGAATTGCATGCTTTGGAGTAATGGAGATGCTGAAATTCGATTGGGATATGACGGCTATTGGACCGGAGATACCTGCATCTATGCTAAGGCAAACAATTTTAGTAATGCAATCATGGGTATTGCTCCATTTGGTGGAGCAGGTATTTATGGAAGTTGTCGTGAGAAGCCTACTTATCCTGACAAATATACATTTTCAGCAGGATATTTCGATGGCGATGTGTTGGTGCATTCCGGGAATATTCTGGTGAGTGGTGGTGTGGTACAAGCTGATAAAATGCTTCCTCAAAATGGTTGGTCTGGGCGATTCAAGGGTAAAACAGTAGAAGTACAGAATGGAATTATCATTAACGTGTCATAAAAATGAATAGTTATGAAGGTGAATTTTAACAAGACGTTTAAGGATTATAGAGGGAATGACCTCATAGTCGGTGGAAAAGTCCAGCTGATGACAGATATTATAGCCCAATGCCTTTTTAATGGGGAAGGTGCTCGATCATCCGGTGATTCTAATAAGGATAGCAGCCGTAAAATCCATTCGTATGAATTGTGCATGCGTCTCATACAGGCAAACGGGGATTTATCCATCAGTGCTGAGGATGCTATACTTATAAAAGAGTCTGTAATCGGGCTAACCCCAGGATGTTATTCACAGATCGTAAAATTGATAGATGAATAGATTTATGGCAGAAATGACGCAAGAAGAAATGGTTCAGGAAGTGCTGGACCGTGTGCTCCAGTCCTCTACCGGTGTGGAGGATTTGGAAACTGTTACCTCGCTGAACGGTGTGAAATCACTGCCCGGCGAGAAGGACGGCAAGATGGTGATCGTCCCCCTGGAACTGATAGGGAAACCTGCGAGCGATGCCGCCGCCCGTGCCGAGGCTGCCGCCAAGAAAGCGGAAGGAGCCGTAGCCGGACTGGAGGAAAAGACCCAGGCCGCCACGGAAGCCGCTACCAAGGCCAACGAAGCGGCAGCCAAGGCAGAAAATGCCGCTGCCAAGGTGGAACAGACTACGGCAGCAGCCGTCGGCGGGGCTACTGTACGCTTTTCATCATGGATGGAAACAGGCAACGTTTTACCTGACAAAAGTACCAAGCCGGGCGGCAGCGTGGTGTATGTGGCCGGTGCCGGGAAATTTGCCTACCACATGGACTCCACCCTGTACGGGGACTGGGACGTGGCGGGAGTACCCCCTGCCGGCATGTTCATGAATGCGGACCGGACAGCCATCCTGCCGGACAAGCTTTACCTGCTGGGCGATGCCGTATATACCGGAACAGAAGGCCGCCTGAGACTACTTTCCTACCGGCATGAGGTGATGAGCGGGGATGCTTACGAAGCACTTCCGGACAAGGATGAGAATACGCTGTATCTGATTTATGAGGAGGAGTGACGATGATAATAGGCGGTAAGGAAATAACGGCTGCGTATGTGGGAAAACGTGCCCTGTCGGCTGTCTATGCCGGGGCAAGGCTGGTATGGTCCGCAATCAGCAGCTGTTTCGGACTTGGATACTGGAAAGGCGACGATCCGTGGAACGGGTCGGACGCATGGAACGGTAGCAGTAAAACTGATAAATGAATGATTATTATAAAAGGACAGTATTATGGCAAAAAGGAAAATAAGCGGAATCATCAATGCGACTGAACATCCGATGAATCTTGAAACACCATGGAACCAGAAACAGCCGGACGGCACCTATCATGCCTATGACGGGGACGATGTAGAAGCGTTTCTGAAGAAGGAACTGTCAAACCGTACCCCTACCGAGGAACTGGTGAGCGGCGAGACGAAGCCCCCTACATCCGGAACGGTGTTTGATGCAATGGTGGGTACGGTGACGGACGTGGATGTGCAGGACAGCGAGGACGGCACTCAATATGTGATGACCGTGAAGCAGAAGGATAACCAGGGCGGCGAGAGCTCGAAGGAGGTGCGCTTCTCGAAGTACACCGACGACGACAAGGTGGTGTTGTACATTGACCTGACGGACAGCGGCGGCGCGGGACTTCCCTCGCAGCAGTACCTGGCACTGGGAAGCGGTTTTGTGGTGAAATACTCTGTGGGCGTGGGTACTGCCGGTGGCGGTACGGTGGACGGCTACAGCGACCTGAAAGCCCGCGTGATTGTGAAACGCGGTTCGACCGTGATCAGTGAGTTCCAGGATGCAGAGTTTGTGGGCGTGACAGCCGGACAGGCTTATACCTTTGACGCTTCGCCCTACCTGAAGGATGCCACCGCCTATACCGTGCAGGTGGAAGCGCAGGCAACCTACCAGGGCGGCACACTGATGAAGACGGCCACGGCCAAGGTGACCATGGTGGCCATGGAGCTGGAGACCAGCTACTCGGCGGGCAACGGGCTGGCCGACGGGGGATATAAAAATGACGTGAACATCCCCTTTACTGCCAAGGGCACGAGCGGGGAGAAGAACATCTACTACCGCATCAACGGCGGGCAGGCCTTTACCCTCGGTCTTTCGGCCGGCAGCGGTGTGCAGCAGAAGAACGTGACCATCCCACTGGCTCAGATGCAGGAGGGTACGAACGTGGTGGAAGCCTACGCGCAGCATGAGAACTCCGGTGTGGTGAGCCGGGTGCATTACATTACGCTGCTGAAGGCAGGAGGCGGTGTGACAGCGTATGCCGGCCTGATGTTCAGCCACCGGGCAGCGGGGTTCCAACGCGATTGGAAACATCCGGTGCTGGAGGCAGAGCAGTTCACGGCATGGAACTTCACGTATGCCGGCTATGACCGCGATGCGTACACGGCCCGTGTGAAAGTGACGGGCCAGGGCAGCGTGGTGAAGGAAGACCTGCTGCAGCGCGGTGAGACCGGCAGCTACGGACGGACGAACGTGAACGTGGAACCGCTGGACTACCGTGTGTCGTGCGGCGATGCCGTGCTTGAGGTGCAGGTGAACACCACATCGCACCCGGACATTGAAGCCACGCTGGCACCGTATGCCGTGTGTACGTTTGACGCCTTCGGGCGAAGCAACACGGAAAACAACCCGGCAAGCTGGGTGAGCGGTGACAAGCGCATGGAGTTCCGGGACGTGCTGTGGAGCGTGAACGAATACGGTGCCGGTAGCGGCTGGCATAAGGACCGCCTGCTGCTGGCCGGTGGTGCAGGTATGACCCTGACCGCTGACGGCGGGTACCGCCCCTTCAACGAGGCGGACAAACCCGAAGGCTTTGCTATTCGTGATGTGGGCATGACACTTGAGATAGAATACAGCACGGCCAACGTGACGGACACGGATGCGGAGCTGATCACCTGCCTGGGGCAGCTGGACAACGGGAACCGGTACGGGCTGATTGTGACCCCGGAAGAGGCCAAGTTCCTGACCGGAGTGGTGACCGAGGCGATGGATGCCGGACAGGTGCTGCGCTATGAGGACTCGGTGGGTACGAAGTTCCAGCCGGGCACGAACATCCGCATTACCTACGTGTTCTATCCGAACGTGCAGACCAATGAACAGCGCACGCTGATCGGTTTCTATGTGAACGGTGTGTAATTTGCAAATTTTCTTGTGCCTTTTTTTAGAAAAGTTAAATATGCCACAGAATACACCAGTAACTAAGGCTTCATAAGTTCGTTTCTCGTTCCTGTTGTAGTCTTGAAAATCGTCTGCCTGTTTTCTAACCGGTAGCTACTGCCGGTGAACTTGATGACTTCACATCGATAAAGCAGCCTGTCAAG